ATCAAACTACGAATAAATGAAAAAATTTAAAGTAAATATCTGGGCGTATAATCATCACGCTAAATTTACAGTAGAATCACAAGATTCCCCGACTGACCTTGAACAATCAATCCTTGACAAACTAGGAGAAAATAGTATAGTTTGGGAAAATCTTGGCGTTAGTTATGACGACAAGATAAATAGAATAACTTATGAGGAAGTTATAAATGATACAAGACCTATACAAAGCAAAAAGGTCCTTGGAGTTGAAGTGGGAACAGGAGCATCTGGACAATAACAGATACACTCTTGAGATGGTTAGAATTGACGACAAAGTCAAAGAAATCATCACAAAGATTAAGCTAGAAGAAGCTCAAATCGCCCATAGACAGAACACAATTGAAGGTTCTACTCCTGAAGTTTCAGTAGCTACTTAAACAAAAGCTACATCGTTGGAAAAAATCCACTCCACACTACAGGATCTCTTGCACTCTACTTAAAACTGTTGTATAAAAATCACACTATATATTTTTTAAAAAAATACAGACGCATATAGTCGACGGCCTAAAGACTGTATTTATTAATTAGGAGGATAACATTATGGCAAGAACTACATTTTCAGGACCAATCGTAGCTGGTAAAGAAGAAACAACTACATCAAAAGGTTCTGACGGAGAAATTAAATTACTTAATAAAACTAATGGAAAATTAGTTTCTTTAAAAGCATCAACAGCAGCAGCTGCTGACGTAACTTTTACATTACCTGCTTTAGACGGTACTTCAGGTCAAGCTTTAGTTACTAACGGAGCAGGAGTTTTAAGTTTCGGAGATGTCGATCCTGATGATCCAGTTGTAACTTTAACATCTGCAGCAGCGATTGATGTTGATTATTCAACAGGAAGTCAGTTTGCAGTTACATTAGATACAAACGCAACTTTTTCATTTTCAAATTTTCCAACAGGTGGAAACTTAGTTATTACAATAACTCAAGACGGAACAGGTGGACGTACAGGTGCTTTCACAAGTTGTCTTTTCCCTGGTGGATTCCCATCACTATCATTAGCAGCAGGTGACATTGATGTCGTAACTGTTTATAATGATGGAACTAATTTGTTAGCAAACATTGGTAAAGATTATCAGTAATCTTAAACAATAATTAACTAATAAATTAAGGAGAGTAAAATTATGATAGAGAAAAGAATACAATTTGGAATAAGAAATGTAGGACAAAACCTTTGGTTACCAAGTAGTGAAGAAGTTTTTGGAGCTGAGTTTGATCCTTTAGAAGCTTGGTTTAGAGCAGACGTTGTCTCTTCCTTAATAACAGCTGGAAGCAGTGTTACTACTTGGAATAATTTAGTTGATAATACTAAATTTGCTATGCAATCAGATGGTGGAGCTGATACTCCAACTACTGGTGGTAATATAAATGGTGTGCCTGCTCTACAATTTACTAATCCTCAAAGATTAGCATCAAATCAAGATAATATTGCAAAACCAAGTAATGGTAATCTTACTGTTGTTACTTGTGTTGATATAGGAGCAGTAAATCAAACAGCTGATTCTATATTCAGTGTTATAGATGCTGATGGAAACGATTTTAAAATAGAAGCTGACAGCACTACTGAGTATCTTGGAAAATATGCTCAAAGTGGTCTTGGAGGTGGTTTTGGTTTTTCAGGGGGTCCTTATTCAGGGCCGCATATAGTTGTAATTGATCTTGATTTTGCAGGTTCAAACGTAAGAGCTAGAATAGATGGAAATGGCGTTGGTGTAAGCGGAGGCTATAATGTTTCTAAATTAGGAAGAAGAATATCAGCGAAACTGATGGCTCAACCTGCCGGTAATAGACAATTAGGTGGTCAAATGGCTGAGTTTATTATGGCCTGTTTTGAAGATAATGGTTTCACAGATTCTGAAGCGTACATTGAAAAATGTGAAGGTTATTTAGCATGGAAATATGGTTTACAGGGACAACTTCCTGTATCACATCCATACAAAACACAACCACCAAGAGAAGATAATAGCAAAGCTGGAGCAGCAAATGTTGCACCAACTGCACAAAATCAAGCTCCATTTTCTGTCATGGCTCCTGGAGACCCAGACCCATATAGATTTTCTGAATTTAGTAGTAGTGCTGAAGCTGCATTTGGTTACAGCGATCCTGAAGGAAGTCCAATGACTAATATTACTGTTAAATCTCTGCCAGCTGATGGAACATTAAAGTTATCAGGTGTTAATGTAACTGTAGATCAAGAAATATCTACAGCAGATATTGAAGCTTTGAATTTTACATATGACCGTAATTCAAATGCACAATATCAGGCTTTCTGGAATTTTTCAGTGAGTGATGGAACAGCTGATAGCGGTATTTATACTTTCACTTTGAACGTACAACCAGCTGGAGGCGGTGGTTAAAATTAATTAAAGGAGAAAAAATATGTCAGGAAGCGCAACATCAGATCAAACAACCTTAACCTTCGATACAGTCGGAGCAGATACTTTAGGTAAAACAGGTAGAGCTAGAATTACTTCTATTCAAGGAAAAGGAATAGCAAACTCTACAATAGTTTTTTACAATTCTGCAGATGCAGCAGTACCGGGAGCAGCTATAGCTACTTATAACTATGGTGATGAAGGTTTAGAAGTATATATTCCAGGTTCTGGTATTTTATTTAAAGAAGGAATTGTTTATAATTTAACTGGAGCAAGCGGAAGCGTTACTATAACTATTACGGGAGCGTAAGCTCATGGCTAATACTACTTCGGGAACAACGACCTTTGAAAAAGGTTTTTCTATAGATGATATAGTTCACGAAGCGTATGAACGAATAAATATGACTGGTGTTACCGGTCAACAATTAAGTTCTGCTCGAAGATCATTAAACATAATGTTTCAGGAATGGTCTAATAGAGGTCTTCACTATTGGGAAATAAAAAACAATAACTTAACTTTAGTACAAGGTCAGAATTTATATACAATGTATAGATCACCTGAAGATGGTACTTCGGATGCTAACGCTATTTATGGAGTTGATGATATTTTAGAAGCTTCTTATAGAAATCAACAAGGAATAGATTTTCCATTAACTAAAATAAATAGATCAATCTATCAATCTTTTGCAGATAAATCACAACAAGGTTCACCTACACAATTTTTTGTTCAAAGATTTATTGACAGAATAACAATAACTTTATTCTTAACTCCAGGTTCGACTGAAGCCGGTAATAGTATTAACTATTATTATGCTTCAAGAATTCAAGATGCTGGAGCTTATACTAATCAAGCAGACGTGCCTTACAGATTTGTACCTTGTATGGTAGCGGGACTTTCTTATTATTTAGCACTTAAATTTCAACCAGCTGCAGTTCAAAATTTAAAAATGTTGTATGAAGATGAACTACAAAGAGCATTACAAAACGATGGATCTTCTTCTAGTTTATTTGTAACACCGAGAACTTATTTTCCGGAGATTTAATACATGACTAATTTATCAAAAGGCAGACACGCATTAGCAATCTCTGATCGGTCAGGAATGCAATTCCCTTATAATGAAATGGTAAGAGAATGGAATGGAGCTTTTGTACATATTTCAGAATTTGAACCTAAACAACCTCAATTAAATCCAATACCAATCGGTGGTGACCCACAAGGTTTACAAAACGCTAGACCTGATAGAACTGAGCCACCAACTTTTGATTTATTACCTGAGAATCCTTTTTCAGCGTTAAGTTCTTTAGGACTACCAACTAATGTATTAGAGTGTAATTTTCCAAACAGTGGTTATGAAACAGATGATTGGGTTAGATTTACTAATTTAACAAGTCCAATTCCTGGATCAAACATAGAATCAATACAGCTAGAAACTACTTTAGATGGAGATATAAATGATTCTACCACTACTATAAATTTAACTGATGCAACTTATTTCCCTGTAACTGGATATATTACGATAGAAAAAATAGACCCTGTAACTTTACTTTTTAAAAATGAAACTATTTCATATGCAGCTAAAGTAGGGAATCAATTAACAGGGTGCGTAAGAGGAACAGCTGCTAAATTTAGAGGTGTGACTCCACCAAATACAACAGCTGGCTCTCATAGTACTGGCGCTAGAGTGTTCGGAGCTTTCAATATAACAATGATTTCATCAACTATTCCCAATCCCGGTCAACCATCAACTATTACAGTTAATAATAGTTTTTTCTTTACTACGTTTCAAAATGTTAATACAAGGGAAAATGGAGGAGGTTTACAGTGTTCAGCTGGACCTATAGTATTTAAGGCATAATTATGAATTTTGGAGAATTAAAATCAGACATTAGAAGTTACACAGAAGTTGATAGCACAGTATTAAATGATGCTATTCTTACAACTATTGTAAAAAATGCTGAAGCTAGAATATTTAGAGAAACAGATACAGATGACGCTCGTTTCTATGATACAATTACTTTGACTCCAGGTAATAGAGAAGTTGCTGCACCAGCTAATACAAGATTTATAAGATATATTTACATTAATGATACAAACGAAACACCAGCTGTTAGAAAAAATTTAGAACTTAGAGATACTTCTTTCATGGAAGAGTATTATAACACACCTGGTACAGCGGCAGCTGCACCTAATAATATTCCAAAATACTATGCTAACAGAAATGCATCTACTATTTTTTTAGCTCCGACGCCCGATGCTGCTTACGTGTGCCACGTTGCATATGTTAAGCAACCAGACACTATTACAGCTAGTGACGCGACTACAACTTATGTATCTACAAACTACCCAGATTTAATATTGTATGCATGTTTAGCTGAAACTTATGGTTATTTAAAAGGACCAACAGATTTATTACAATTATACGAGCAATCTTATGGTAGAAGTATGGCTACATATGGTATAGAACAACAAGGTAGAAGAAGAAGAGACGAGTATATGGATGGCACGATAAGAACTGCTATTAACTCTCCTTCTCCTGGAGAATAGGATAAAATATGGCATCAAGTTATTCAAATGATATAAAATTAGAACTTATGGTTACCGGTGAAAAATCTGGTCTATGGGGTAATATTACAAACACGAATTTACAAATCTTGGAGCAAGCAGCGAGTGGATATTTAAGTTTAGCTGTAGGCGCAGCTGACGTTAATTTAGTATTAACAGATGGTGCTACTTCAAACGGTAAAAATTTATACTTTAAATTAACTGGAATATTAACAGGGAATAGAGTTGTAACTATGCCTGATTCATCAGAAAGAGTATTTGTTGTAGAAGATGCAACAGATAGATCAGCATCACATTACACTTTAACTGTTAAAACTTTTTCAGGAACTGGAGTTACTTTAGCAACAGGTGCGAAAGCTTTACTTTACTCTGACGGAACTAATGTAAATCAAGGAATGATAAACAAAGGTTATAAGTCAACAACTACTTCTTATACAGCTGTAGATGGAGATCAAATTATTTGTGACACATCAGGTGGTGTTTTAACTATTACATTACCAACAGGTCCATCTATTGGATCAGAGGTAAGTTTAATTGATGGTGGACAAAGCTACAGCATTAATGCTTTAACTGTTGCTCCCGGAGCTGAAAATATTGCAGGTTCTCCAGGAGATATAACTGTTTCAACAGACAATGAAAATTTTACTTTAGTTTATGTAAATGCAACTGTAGGATGGACCTACAAAGATGATATATAGGAGGTAAAAATGCCTCTTAGCAAATGGCAAATCAAACCAGGTTTCGATAAACAAAACTCTGAGGTTGGAGCGGTCGCACGTTATATAGGTGGTGACAACGTTAGATTTAGATACTCATTACCAGAAAAAGTAGGTGGTTGGAAAGCAGAAGGTGGAGAAAGTATTTCTTCTGTATCAAGAAGACTACATCCATTTAGAGGTAATGATGGTAATAAATATTTAGCTATTGGAACTGATAAATTTTTATTAATTTACTACGAAGATAATTTTTACGATATCACACCATATAGAAGTAGTGGTTTTCCAGCTACAATTGATGAATTTAAAAACAGTACTTTCACAACTGTTTCAGGTTCTAATGTTGTAACAATTACAACAACATCTATTAATAATATATCTGCAGGAGATATAATAGAATTTGAAAATGTAACCTTACCTGTTGGTACAGGTTATGCAGATTCTGATTTTGAAGATAAATTATATGAAGTAAAAACAATTGTATCAGACACAGAACTTACCGTTACACCGGTTGCAAACGCTACAGGAAATGCAGGTCCAGGTGGTTCTTGTTCTATTATTCCATTAGAAACTATTGGTAATCAAATACAAAAATTTACTTTTGGTTGGGGTACAGGAGTCTGGGGTGGATCTAATAATTGGGGCGAAGATGCAACTACGAATGGTGTTAACACTCCTCCTGGTTTATGGTCACTATCAAACTTTGGTCAAGTATTAGTTGCAACTACTTTAAATGGTAAAACATTTACATGGAATCCCGCTGCTGGTAACCCACTCGGGCAGCGAGCGTCTATATTAACTACAGGTTTTGAAACAGATTTAAACCCAACAAATACTAGAATTACTATGGTGTCTCCAACTACAAGACACTTAATTCATATGGGTACAGAAACAACCGTTGGTATTCCATCAACACAAGATGATATGTTTGTAAGATTTTCTTCACAAGAAGAAATAAACACATATGATATTACAGCAGGTAACTCTGCCGGTTCACAAAGAATTCAAGACGGTACAAAAATAGTAGGTGCTATTAAATCAAAAGAAGCAATTCTTATTTGGACAGATAACGCTTTATATTTAATGAGACACATAGGTAGTCCATTCGTATTTGGTTTTGAACAAGTAGGTACTAACTGTGGTTTGATTGGACAGAACGCAGTTGTAGAAGTTGATGGTGTTGCTTATTGGTTAAGTGATAAAGGATTTTTTAAATATGACGGATCAGTTAAAACTATTGATTGCTCTGTTGAAGATTATGTTTATGATGATATTGATACAACTCAAAGTCAACAAATCTATGCAGGTGTAAATAATTTATATACAGAAGTTAGATGGGACTACCCGTCTTCATCAGCTGATTATAACGATAGATATGTAATATTTAATTTTGCAGAAGGTGTTTGGTATACAGGAAATACACCGAGAACTTCTTGGGCTGATTCAAATGTATTTAGTAAACCATTTGCAACAGATTTTGACAACACTACAAATGGAGACTTTCCAGAAGTTATAGGTGAGCCTGCAGCACCAAATGGATATGGTAAAACTATTTTATACAATCACGAAGTAGGTGTGGATCAAGAAAACTTAAATGGTAGTATAACTAGAATTCTATCTAATATTGAATCATTTGATTTTGACATATCAAATCCACAAATAGGTGATGGAGAAGTATTTTTATCTATGAGAAGATTTATACCTGATTTTAAAACTTTAGATGGAACAGTTAAAGTTACACTAACATTAAAAAGATATCCATCAGATACTGGAACAGCATCAACCTATAGTTCTTTTGATGTTACATCTACAACAGAGAAAAAAGATACAAGAGCAAGGGGTAGATTTTTAAGTATAAAAATCGAAAACACTGGTACAGAAGATGGTGAAAATTGGAGATATGGTACACTTAGAATTGATATACAACCGGACGGTAGAAGATAATGGCTATTACAATTAGAGTTCCTGATCCTACAGAAGAGTATAATGCTGGTAATCAAAGACAAATTGTAAGAGCAATTAATAATGTAATTCAACAATTAAACGCTCAATATAAACCTCAAGGAGAAACTTTTAATGAGATAGAACAACTATCTTACTTTCTAGGTAATGCACCTGCAAAACCTTCAGGCCCTGCTACAGCTGAAGTTGGTGGTGGAGGAGGAGGAGGACTTCCTTACAGCAGGATAGATGTTAATGATTTTCTTGCGTTCAGCGGATATGGATATGCAACTCCGCAGCCCATTCAATTAGATCCAAATAGAGGGTATCTTGTTACAAATGGTTATTTTAGTTCAGGGCCTCCTGAATTTGCCCCTGTTACACCAGAAGCTCTTTTGCCTGTAGAACCGCCAATAGGTACAAAAGTGGGAATAGTTATAAATGGATATGATCTAAAAGTTAGCGCAGGATTTGATTCAGACGGCTATCAAATTAAAATAGATGGTTATGGTTATGGTACTGGATACGTACTTTTAGATAGGTTCGGGGGAGCTGGCAATGGTGCTAGAACATTTGTTTATTTTGGAGATGGTGGTTATGCTTTCGGTTATAGAGATGTGTGGTATACTATTGCAACAGATTAAGGATTAATTATGGCAACAAGTTTTAAAAATATGATTTACGATCTTACTCCAACAACGAGTGAGCAAACAGTGTATGGAATTCCAACAGATTCACACTCAATTATTAACGCTTTTTACGTAAATAATACAGGTGGTAGCTCTATTGATATAGAGGTTAGATTAGACCGAGGACCCGGTAGAAACTACGTAGCAAATCAAACAATAGTGTTCTCTACTCCTTTAACTGCAGGTCAATATTTAAATTTACTTACAGGGCCACTTGTGCTAGAAGGCGGAGATAAATTAGTATTTACAACAAATACAACCGGTAGAGTACAAGGTACAATCGCCGCCATGCAAGTAAACAGAGAAGATCAAGAAACAACACCAATAGGGTCAGTATAAACTTGATCAAAAATTGAAATAGGAGTATATTTTATTATGGCAGAAAAAACTACAGCATTCACAGGTCCAGTCGTAGTAGGACTTAATGACAAAAAAGGTGAGATTCGTTTAACAGATGGTAAGAACGTTAATGAAGCAAAATATTTATCTATTGCAGCTCCAGACAATATTACATCAGACACAACTTTAACATTTCCAAATGGTGCAGGGACTGCAGGTCAGATTCTTTCTACTGATGGTAATGGTGGTTTAAGTTGGGTTAATGATTCAGCAGGTAATCCTGCAGGAACAAATGGCCAAGTTCAAACAAATGATGGCGGTACTTTTGGAGCAATTTCAGAAGGGACATCAGGACAAATTTTAACATCAAACGGTGCAGGTTCTGCACCTACATTCCAAGCTGCGCCTGTAGGAGGAATTGCTGCAGTTGTCGATGATACATCACCAGAACTTGGTGGTGATTTAGCATCTAATGGACACGACATTGATTTTGCTGATGATGATAAAGCAAAGTTTGGTAATTCTGGTGATTTAGAAATTTTTCATGATGGAACTAACTCTTTTATTAAAGATGTAGGAACAGGGCAATTAAAAATATCTGGATTTGACGCTGTAAAAATAACAAACGGTGATGATACTGTACCAAGTGCTCAATTTATATCCAGTGGAGAAGCACAACTTTATTACGCTGGTGGTCAAAAACTTGCTGCAAATGCAGCTGGTATAACTGTTTCAGGTAAAGTAGTTTCAGATGGTCTTGAAGTCGATGGAGCGGCAGTCATTAAACTTGATGGTGATTTCCCAACAGGTGTGGAGAACGTAGCTATGGGAAATGCTGCACTAAATTCTTTAACCTCTGGTGGTCAACAAAATACTGCTATTGGAACTAGTGCTTTATCAAACATAACTAGCCAAAGTGGTAATACTGCAGTTGGTGCCCTTGCGGGAGCCCAAACAACTGGTGGTAATTTTAATACTGTTGTTGGTGCAACAGCTTTTAATAATAATGTAACAGGAAGTAATAATACAATTGTTGGTAAAGGTGCAGCTAGATTTGCAACAAATAGTAATAACACTGCTTTAGGACACGAAGCCTTAGACAGTCAAGATAGTGGTTTTGATAATACTGCTATTGGACAATCAGCAGGTAGTACAATTACATCAGGTAGTAACTTAACAGTTTTGGGACACAATGCTGAACCTTCATCAGCTACAGCTACCAATGAGATTACACTTGGAGATTCAAATGTTACTTCATTAAGAATACCTGGATTACAATCAGGAGCATCTAACGGTGATGTATTAACTTTCAATGGTTCATCTCTTGCTTTAGCAACACCAAGTGGTGGTGCGGCTACTGACGTAGATGTCAATGGTGGTAGAGTTAACCTTAGAGGTGATTTAAGTACATTACTTGTACCATCTACTGCTAACGCTCAACTTATGGGAGCGAATGCACTTGGAAACACTACTAGTGCTACATCTACAGTAGCAATTGGAACAAATGCTCTTAATGGTACTGCTCCTGGTCAAGAATCTAATGACAACGTTGCAATTGGAACATATGCTATGCAAAATTACACAGGTAATTTTGGTGGTCCACCTAATCAACAAGGACATGGAAACACTGCAGTTGGAACTGGCGCTGGAGATGAAATTAGAGGAAATAATAACGTGGCTATAGGATTGAATGCTGGTACGAGAATCGATGGATTCAACAATACAGCTGTAGGTTTTGATTCTATGTTTGGTTTTCCAGCTTTAAGTGGTGAAAATAACACATGTCTTGGAGCTGGAGCTCTAACTTCTTCTCAGTCAGTAAATAATGAAATTACTTTAGGTAATAGTTCTATTTCAACTTTAAGATGTAATACAACATCAATTAGTTCTCTATCAGATGCTAGAGACAAGAAAGATGTTGAAGACGCAAACATAGGTTTAGATTTTATTAATGATTTAAGACCTGTTAAATTTGTATGGGACACTAGAGATGGTGCTAAAAAAGACATTAAAGAAGTCGGATTTATTGCACAAGAACTAGATGAAGTTCAACAAAAACACGGTGTCGAAGATCATTTACAGTTAGTTTTAAAAAACAACCCTGATAAATTAGAGGCTTCACAAGGAAAACTTATACCAATTTTAGTTCAAGCTATTAAAGATCTTAAAAAAGAAATAGATGAACTTAAAAAAGCATAATTTTTCTTTACTAAAGGTATAACAACATGAGTTTTTTCAAAAAAATTGAAAGAGGATTACGAAAAGTAAAAGATAAAATTGTTGATGATATAATACCTACCGGATCAGCCACTAAAAGAGCTATTCGAAAAGCAATACCTAATGAATTAGCAGACATAGCAGTTAAAGCTGCTCCTTTCGTTGCACCTTTTAATCCAGCTCTTGCAGCTGGAATGCGTGGTATTGGTAGGTTTGATCAAAGAGGAAGTATTAGTGATGCACTAAAACAAGGTGCTATGATGTATGGTGGTGGTAAACTAGTTGGTATGATTCCAGGCACCGAAAGTTATTTTGGTCAAGGTTTAGAAGGTGCTAAAGCTTTAGGTGGTGATGCCTTAAGTGGAATTAGAAGCCTAGGTACAAGTGGTAAAAATTCTGTCACAGAAATGTTAGGTAGTGGTAAAAATGCTGTAACAGAAATGTTAGGTGGAAGTGAAGCTGGTAGTCCAAAAGGCATGCCTGATTTTTCAGGGATGACAAGAGGTGGAGGCGCAGTACAAGATAAAGGTGTCATGTCAACCATATTTGATAAAGGAATGGATATGGGAAAAGAATATCTTTTTGGTGAAGACAAAAAATTTCAAATGGGAGACATCGGAAAATTTTTAGGTGATCCTGGTAAGACAGTACCTTTAACAATGATTGCTTCTTATATTAAAGAAAAGTTTTTTCCTGACGAAGATCAAGATAGTTTTGATGCTAAGTTTGCAGAAGCTATGAGAAAAAGAGGAGAAAATGTTGAGGGTTATTTAAGACAGTATGGACCTTTTGATCCTAGAAGAGACCCTACAAAAAATCCTTATACACAACAAGAAATAGATCAGTTTGCTAAAGATAAAACTATAGAATATAGAAATGCAGCAGATGGTGGACTAATGACTTTACCAAGAGAAGATTATTTTTTAGGTGGTAAAACTTATTCTAGAACAGTTAATCCAAACCCAGATTTCGAAAGAGCATCAAAAGTAACTCCTGATGATATCATGGGTGTATTTAAAGATAAATTTAACGAAGGTAATTTTTTTAAAGGTGGTATTCTTCCAAAAGGAATTACTGCAGGAACTTACAGAGCTCAACCTCAAAACACCGGTGGTGGTTCTGCAAAACCTGAGGATATAATGAAAATTTTTGAAAGTAAAATGGGTAACTCAAGTAATCCGTTTCTTAAAGCATTAAAACAATTTAGTCCTGATGGTGGTAGTAAAAAAATATCTGACAAAAAAGGTTTAGGTAAATTAATGGTTTCACTTTTAAGACAAGCAAATTTTGATAGAGAAGAAGCAGCTATGGGTGGTAGAATGAACTACGCTAGTGGATCAGAAGGAATTATGATGGCTTCAAATCCAGATGCTGCAGATGAAAGAAATCAAGTTTTAGAAATGATGTCAATGCAAACATTTGGTAAACCTTTAAGCGATTTATCTGATGATCAAATTATAGAATTAGAAGAAATGTTTGATGATTTTATAAGTAGTGGTCAACCATTACCATCAGACCCTACAAAACCAATTAATCCTTTTGCACCTAAACCTACAGGGCCAGCTTTACCTGATAAACAAATGGCATTTATGGACGATGATTATGAGTCAGAATTTATGAGACTTGTAGGAGAATTTATGGAACAAGGGTTTAGTCAAGAAGAAGCAATTGAAGCAGCTAGAGACGAGCTTGCAAGAATTGGTAGTAAGTTTATGGCTGATGGTGGTAGAGTAAATTATGCTATGGGTGGAGACACTCCTGAAGAAAACGCGATGCAAGCAGCGGGCATCGAGGGTCTAGATATAAACATAAACCCTAAAGGTATTACAGAATTAGATATGAGAGAAACAGGTGGATTTATTCCGCCCGTAGGTGTAAAAGAAAAAGAAGATGATATCCCCGCGATGTTATCAAATAACGAATTTGTTTTTACTGCAGACGCTGTCAAAGGAATGGGTGATGGGGATGTAGATAAAGGGGCTGAACGTATGTATAGTATGATGAAAAAATTAGAAAACGGAGGAAGAGTATAATGGCTATTCAAACAGGAGCGTCTCCCGATTTAGAAGCGTCACAAAAAAGATATTTATCCGGTCTTAATTCATTAACTAATGTTCCAACGGATACGTCTAAATTTGCTCCAGAAGTTCAAAGACAATCAGATTTTTCTATGGCAGCTCAACAAGAGCTGGCAAGACAAGCAGGACTAGGTGCAATAACTTTTGATGATCAAGGCGGTGTAAAAAGTATTGGTGCTGGTACAGGTGTTATGGGCTTTGAGCCTTACCTAAATCAAGCTGCTCAATACTCAGGACCAGATGCTTATCAACAATTTATGTCTCCTTACCAACAGGACGTAATTGATACAACACTTACAGAGTATGATGTACAATCTCAAAGAGGAATGCAAGGTATTGCTGACAGAGCGGTAGGAGCAGGAGCTTTTGGTGGTGGTAGAGAAGGTGTTGAGAGAGCAAATTATCAAACAGATTCAAATAGAAACAGAGCTGCATTACAAGCTCAATTACTTGGTCAAGGTTTTGGTCAAGCACAAGCAGCAGCTGGTCAAGCGTTTGGTCAACAGTCACAACTTGCAACTTTACAACCTGCATTAGCTGGTCAAACAGTTGCTGGTTTACAAGCAGCAGGTTCAAGTGATCTTGCATACAGACAAGCTGGTGAAGATGCAAGAAGACAAGCTGCAAGATTAGCAGCGTATGAGCCATACGAAAGAACAAGTTATCTAGCTTCTGGATTAGGTTCATTAGGTGGAATGACTACTCCACTCTCACCTGCAATGACAGGAATGTCCTCACCACAGATGAGTCCCTTACAAACTGCTTTATCTCTAGGAACGACTCTTGGAGGAATTTACGGATCGATTAAATAATGAGAAGTATTTTAAAAAGACCGATGTTTAGAAAAGGTGGTTTAAGTACGACTACTAGAATGGGTTATAACGATGGTACAATACCCCCAGTTAAAATGCCTAATCCTTTAGAAGAACTGTTAGCAAGAATGACTCCTGAAGAAAGAGAAATGTTTTTAATGCAAATGGAAATGATGAATAGAGGTTTTGAAATAGACATTCCAGAAAATCCAGATGCGATACCTCCAGTTAAAATGCCAGATTATTCTAGAGAAGATAGAGCAATGGGTGGTAGAATGCACTACGAACAAGGAACAGACCCCGTAGCTGATGCTAAAGAATTAATGGAAATTGAAAACATGAGAGACCCTTTCACACCTTTCGACATGAGTGAAGAAAAAGAAACTGTTAAAGAAAAATATCAGCCAAAAAGTAGAGAAGACTTTATGCGAACTGCAATGGAAGGCACTGGCATAATGGACCAATTTATTAATCCTAAAAAAGATAGAAGAATGGCAAACCTTGCGTTAAGGTTTGGTGCTAATTTATCTAATCCTAATTTAAGAGGAAGTTTTTTACAAAAAGTAGCACAAGCAGGAGCTGGTGCGGTGCCAGGTTTAATTCAAGAAACAGAAGCCATGGATAATTCAGAAGCTGGTATAAATGCTTTAAAGATGAAAAGATTTATGGATATATATGATAGAGAAGAATTAAGAAATTATAAACAAAGTCAAGCTGAAGACGGTATTGATGATCAAGAAACAGCGTATATGAAAAATGTAGAATATGCTGTGAAAATTTTATATCCAGGGCAAAATTTTGCTGAGTTGGCAGAGGAAGAACAAGGAAGAGTTATAGGTCTGCTAAACAAAGATGTACAAAGCGACGCTGAAAAACGAGATAAATATTTAAGTGGTATATATGAAGTAAAAACAGAGGTCCCTAAGATATCTAATTTTGATGATGATATTGGAGCATATACCGACGCTGTTACAGAGTATGAAAATAAAGTTAGAAATAAAATTAGGTCGCAAAAAATACATGATGATTTATTATCTTCGGGAAAAATAGATGGAATTGATATCACTACTGTATCTATTTTTGATTCAGCAAAAAAATCAGTTGATGAGAATGTTTTATATGAAATAGCTATGGACATGAAAGCACCAGAAGGTGCTAGATATTTTTATAGAGACAGAGATGATAACACAAACGTTCTACAAACTATTTATTTAGACTCTGGATTTAACCCTATAATATAAGGAGAGTAGATGGCTTTAAGTCTTGAAGAAATCCTTAAACAACAATCCGGAGAAACTATTGAATTAGAAGATAGTATTGATATTAATAGTGGTGGTACTTTTACTCTTGATGAGATATTAAATAATAAACCTACAACTCCCTCACAACCAGAAAAAAAACCTAATGACAGCGATGAGTCTTTAGAACCTGAAGCTGAAGATAATAGTAATATATCAGGATTAACAGCTGCAACAGCTGGAATTATATCAGGTGCTATAAAAGTGCCAGAAGGAGTTATATCATTAGCTGCTGATTTAATAGATTTAGGTTTAGATACAAACTCAGCCGCAAAGGTCGAACAATTTTTTGACACAATAAATCCTTTTGAAGAATTAGCACAAGAAAGAGCTATAGGTAGACTTACAGAGGCTTTAATTCAAATTGGAGTACCTGGTGCCGTAGGTGCTAAGGTTGCAACTAGACTAGCTACCAAAGCTTTAAATGCTAAGAAAACAGGTAATTATCTTAATCTTGGTAGTAAAAATGTTAGAAATGGACTTAAAGCAACAGAGAATTTAAATAAATTAACAGGGAGACAGAAGTTTGGAGCAATTGTTGCCGGTGGTCTAGCTGGAGAAACATTTGTAGCGGATGTTGAAAAACTAGGGACGATTGGAGATGCGTTTGAAGCTGGTCCAACTCAACTAGATAGAAATATTAGAGAGTCTGAAAGAGATGACGCTTCAAGAAGATTATTAAACAGACTTAAATTTGGTTCTGAGTCCGTATTAGTTACCCCAATTGTTTATGGATTAGGAAAAGGAGCATCACTTTTATTAAATAAAAAAGGTAAAGACTTAGCATATAGTGATAATGCAATTGAAAGAAAACTAGATAAGTTCGGGGGTATTTTTAGATTTAGAGGAAACAAACCGGTTCAACAAGCTTTAGCTAAAGAACAAGAGTCAGCTAGTAAAATGGTTGATACTAGTTTTGCAATGGAACAAGTAGGTAGAATTGATAAAGAAGTAAATAAAATTTTCCCTGAAACTAGAGACATATTATTCGCTGCAAATACTGCAGAAAGAAAACAATTATACAAAGAGATGAATGATCTTCTGTTTGAAGGTGATTTAGTTAAAGGACTAGACGAAGCTAAGACATTAGATTTTGTTGATATGTTAACTAAAAACGGAGCAACACCAGAAGGGGTTGAAACAATTTTAAATGGAATAAAAAATAGTAGAAGTTACTTTGTAGAACTTTTAAAGGCTGCTTCCAACAGTCCATCAGTTGGTGATCTTCCCAGAACTATGCAAGGAGAATTTTCTAGTTTGTTAGGTAGTAGAGTAAAAGATAGTATAGCTAATACTTTTGAAATATTTGAAAATGCAGACGCAGGTATATTGCAAAAATATAAACCTACTAAAAAAACTGTAGATAGAGTTGCTGATATTTTTATAAAATACGCTGCAAAAAATAATCAACCGATTACAAGACTACAAGCAGAATCTTACGTTGATGACATCGTAAAACAAGCTCGTGAAATGAATCCTAAAAAAGATGCACTACCAACTTTTGAATATGTAAATTTAACTAAAGGTGCTGACACTCCTTATAATATTAAAACATTTAGACAAACGTTAGAGAAAAATTTACCGGATGGTACAAAAGATTTCCGTGTTATAGGTAAGGGAAGTAAAGCATTTAGACAATTATTTGGTGAAGTAGAAGACGCACGTCACTCTATATTCGCATCTGTTTCAAGACTATCCACAATAGCTAGACGTGGTGAAATGTTTCAAGATATGCTTGATGCAGACAAAGCAATAAAATCTAGAATCACAGCTGAAACTCCTGAAGGCGCTAGAGGTTTTTTTCATTCGACTCCATTAGCAGCTAAACAAGCTTTTGGATCAAAGACTTCAATAGTAAAAATGCCAGAAGAAATGACTAAATACTTTCCTGATGAAAATCTTTACACTTCTAAAGATATTGCAGAAGGTTTTGAAAGTGTGACTGGACTTCAAGACTGGATGCGAGGAGAAGCAAAAGGTCAAGGTGTTTTAGGAAAAACAGCCGCCGCTGCATATAGATATGGATTACTTACTCCAAAAGCTGGTGCACAGTTTGCTAAGACTGTTTTATCTATACCAACTCACATAAGAAATTTTTTAAGTTCAGGTGCTTTTGCACTTGCTAATGGTACATTAATGACAAGTCCTAAATTAATTGCTCAAGCTATGAATGAAGCTAGAAAAGTAGTTCAAGTAGGTATGAGACAACCAGAAGCGATGGCCAAGTATCGAGAATACTTAGACTTAGGTATTGTAAATACAAACGTAAGACTTGGAGATATCCGTAATCTATTTAAAGATGTTAGATTTGGTGATGGTAATATTGCTACAGACAGTGTTTTAAAACCTTTGTTAAATAATTTAGGTAGAGGAATAAGTAGAGGTGTTAAAAAAACTACCAAAGCTTTTCAAGATGCATATGTTGCAGAAGATGATTTTTGGAAAATATATAATTTTGAAGTCGAGCTTGCTAGATTAAGAAATGCATATGCAAAAAAAGGTTTACCTATTCCCCAAAGTTTAAAACAAGAAGTAGCAGAGATAGTAAAAAACACAGTTCCAAACTATGCAAGAGTAGGTCAGTTTGTAAGAGGTATGCGTATGTCTCCTTTCGGTAATTTTATGTCATGGCCTTCAGAAATATTTAGAACAGGTTTTGGTATTTTCAATCAAGGATTAAAAGAAATTAAAAATCCAGTAACAAGAGCAATCGGTATGAAGAGATTAACAGGGATGACTTTTGCTAGTGCTGTAATACCTTATAGTATTGTTGAAGGTTCTAAATCTATTTTTGGAGTGACTAATGAAGAGTCAGATGCAATTAATTATTTTGTTGCCCCTTGGTCAAGAGATTCACAAAAAATATTATTTAAAAATCCGACTACTGGAGATTTCTATTACATTGATTGGTCTAAGAATAATGTTTATGACACTCTTACAAGACCTTTCCAAACAGTTTTATTTAATATTCAACAAGGTATTGAAGACGAAGAAGTATTAACTAAAGGTTTCTTAAAAGGAATTTTAAATGCAACTGCACAAACTGCTTCGCCATTTGTATCTGAATCTATTTATACAGAAGCGTTTATGGACATATATTCTAGAAATGGAAGAACAAGAGAAGGAAGACAGCTTTACGGAGATAGAACTCCGGACATGGAAAAATATTTAATTATATCTGAACACCTTGCTAAAACAATGTTGCCATCTACACAACCATTTCAAAGAACTATAAAAGCATTTACAGGAGAACCTGGAAAAGGTGCTGCAACTTATGAAATAGGTCCAGAGGTTGCAGGTATATTTGGTATGAGACCAATTAAAATTGACCCTGAAAGAAGTTTGGACTTTTATCTTGGAAGGTTTCAAAAAGAACAGTCGGAAGATAGAAAAAACTTTACATCGGGTAGGTTTGGAGTTTTAAGTGGTGAGAGAAAAACACCGAGAGAAGTAGTTGAAAGATTTTTTACTGCAAACAAAACTTTATTTGAAACACAAAGAAATATGAAACAAGTTTTAAATGCAGCTGAGACCTTAGGTTTAAAAGACAAAGACTTGAAAAATGTATTTGATAGAAGAAATATTTCTAAAAAAACTTTAAAAAGATTATTGAGAGGAAAGTTTAACGCTTTTGAAATTACAGATGGTATTGAAGAAAGATTTGAACGTAATGCAGAAAAAGGTGGGATAGAAAATCCTTTAATACCAGTTGAATCTTTAATAAAACAAATGGTTAAAGATTTTGAAAACCAAAGTTTAGATAATCCTTTACAATTAAATATAGAGAATTACCTACCTCAATTAGAAAATATTCAAGGACAACAGTCGTCGATGACACCATTACCGCCGACACCTATGCCAAATCCAGGGGCCTTTAAAACGCCGGTTCAACAAAATCCAATGATGGCTTCAGGGTTAACGCCTACGGAAGAGTCATATCTATCACCCACTGAAAAACAAATAAGACTAAGATCGAGAGGAATTAACAATGCCTAAAAAATCAGCATTAGAAAAAATTGAATCCCATGAAAAACTTTGTAGAATAATGCAAAAACAAACCTTCGAACAAATAAAAGAAATGCAAGAAAGAATTAAAAGATTAGAGTATTGGATTGTTGGCGGTATGGGAGCAGTAATTATAATTTTACTTTCAGATATTATTAATTAAATCCAAGATTTAATTTCTTCACCCATAATTTGACTAGCAAT